CTGTCGGCAGGGTGATCTCGCCGGGACCGGGTTTTTTACCATGCACCAGGACAGCACCCTCAGCGTTCACAATGATCGAGCCTGCGGCTGCCTGCGACAGCTTCAAAAAGCCGTCGTCGATCTTGAGCAAGAGGTCATTCGGATCAGTATTGCCGGTGATACTCGTATCTCCCGCAATGGCGAGCTGTTCAAAGTCACGACCGATCTGGTCAGCCGCCTCTTGATAAAGCGTCTGCTCTAATCCAGCGCCCTCAACGGTGTTCTCCAGCATGTCCGTCGTAAAGCCCCACTTAGAGTGAGTCTTTAAGGCGCTGTAGCCCACCTTTGAGGTCGTAATGCCAAAGGTATCCGCAATCACGGTCTGGCCTTCCGCAGCGGCGCGAGTGATCGGATGAGCAGATTTGATCTTGTAGATCTCCCCGACCTTGTTAGTGACCGATTTTGTGCTGATCGCTCCCAACAACACGGATGGGATTTGCAACAGGCGGATGAACTCTTGAGCCTGTTGCAGGTTTAATTTGCCTTCCGTTACGTTGTTGGTCGCAATCGCTTTCTTTAACTGTTCCAGTTGTTCTGTGGAAAAAGTTTCACTCATGGTGGCTCCCTTATTGTGCAACGCCTAACTTCGGCATCTGCACTTGACCGTTATTCGCCCCGTTCGGGACGATCGCCGCAAATTTCTTCACAGCGGACTCCGGACCGTATTCCATAATGGCCTTCTGCAATGCCTCGAATTGCTTACCCTGCAAAGCAAATGCAGCCTTCAAGGTCTCAATGTCTTTCCCTTGAGTCTCCAGAGCCTTGACCTGTGCCTCCGACTTCGTGCCTTGCTCTTTAAGCTGCTTAGAGACCTCGGCCAACTGATCGGTCGCCGTCTTTAGGCCTTGAACTAGTACCCCGTCGGCCTGCGGCGGCTGGGTTTTTTCGGCTTTTTCTTTGCCAAGAGTGTCTCCTAACTGCTTCATGCCTGTTTGCAGCTCGGAGAGACCTTTTTCTACGAAGCCTTTCAGGTCTTTCACGAGCTTGTCTTGCTCATCGACTCGCTTAGTCAATGTTTCCAACTCATTCATAGCGTCACCTCTATCAGAATCACTAGGATTGGTTTTCTTCGAGCTGTATCTCGCCAAAATTGCTTCTAATTCCTTTTTCGCTTCCGCCAGAATGTCAGAAGGAACCCCCTGCACCTGCGGAAGCCTCGACAACGCATTACGCACCCCATTTAGATTGATCGTGCCATTGGGTTCTTTATAGGGAAGGTGCAAATCGTCTTTGATCACGGCCCGGTTTTCTTTCTTAGCCTGCGCTCTGGCCCAGCGTGCGATCGCCTCCGGCACCGCCCGCAATAATTCCTCGACGCTGAAACGGCTCTTCGAGCCGTCCCACGGCGCGTTACTGATCGCTTTCACTTCGGCGTCCATTGACTTGAGACTGATCGACTTGATCGCGGTCGCATCCCCCGGCATTGATTCCGGTGAGACGACCTGTCCGAAGAGACGCAAAATGAGCGCCATTTCCTCATGGCTTAAATTGGAGAGCACCATCTCTCCGGTCTCTGCATTCACTTCTACTTTTTGTTGATCGAGCATTTTGTACCCCTGAAAATAAGCTCCCTGGTTCGCCGGTGTCTTCGTGAGCGAAATCTCATTCAGCAGAAGCTTGTGAAACGATCGGATTCCCTTCTCTTTACTGGTCCATTCGTTCGCAAAATCAAAGCCAACGGAAAAGGAATTAAGCCTTCCGTCCGCTACCATCTGTCCGGCCTCTGGATCGGTGACATTTCCCTCAATCCAGAGGCCGCTCTTATCCATTTGCAGATTGGCAGCCTCGCCTACCTGTTTATTCCCATGCTCCAGCATGATCTTGCGGTTGCCCTGAGTGAGGTAATGAGCAACGGCCGCAGGCCATGCCTCGGCCTTAATTTCTTCCCCCTGTCGATCGACGACAGGAATACTCGCAAAGCCCCATACCTTCTTGGCGGGAGCGTTATAGGCTTTTATCTCAAGGTACAGTCGGTCCATCGCTAGAGAGACTAGGACTGGGGACCGTCGCTCCGGGTTGGGGTGACCCTTGTTGTGGTTTAGGCGCGAGAGGTATTCCACTATTTGCGTCAATGGGAACCCCCCCGCTGTTTATCAAGTTGCGATCGCCACCCTCGACGGCGGGTAGTCCTAGTTTTGCTAATCTCTGGTTGATCGTGAGCACGCCGCGATCCTGTAAGCCGTCGTCGATCTTCGATTGCTCGGCAAGGTTCGCTAAGCTCACGGGTCGTAACTCTAAATTCCAATCCTCAATGCCAAACGCCAGGCGGTTGATCCTCTGGGTAAGCACCCGGTTAAAGGCTTTCGAGCGCGGTATGAAATAGGTGTCATGGAATATCGCAAACTGTGCTTCCAGTTCTCCCTGAGAGGCTTGTCGCTGGCCGCGACCCTGAATATCTAGTAAGAGTGGCGGGATTCCATGAGAGCGAGCAATCTTTTGCTCAGCCACTGCGTCATATTCTGTGAATAAGGCCGGACTAAATTCAGTGGCCAATTTTTCTACTTGGATTTCTACGCCGGGAGGCAAGTCCAGTTTTAGGACAGCCTTCCCACCTTGAACCTCTCTACCAAAGAACTTTTTCAGTGATTCTTCCGATTCCACGTCATTCGGGTCGGCATTCTTAAAAATGAAGGCCAGCGGCACGACTCCCATGCGAGCGAGCTGGCGCACGAGAAATTCATCAGCTTTTTCACTACCAAGGATCTGACGAAGGTTGGTGATCACCGAAGGAATGCCGTAATAGCCAGAGCTGGGGTGATATTCTCCCATGTGGATCATTTCGGTCACTAGCTTTCCCTCAAAACGGCGACGATCGCTTGACAAATCCCCGGCTCGGCGGAAATAGGCGACTATCTTCCCGTCGATCATTTGTGCAAAACCCATAGGGTGCTCGTCCGGCAGAATCAACATGGTCGAGGCCGGTGCGTGATTGATCTGCTTGATCTGACCGTTGTTGCGGGGAATGACTTCCATAAAACAGTTGCCGGTGGTCTGATAATCCACCTCGCAGCGTTTCAGCACTTCTTCCATGCCAAGGTCTGGGTTAAAATCCTCGTGATAAAATCTGAGTAATTCTTTCGGTGGGGTGGTATCAGTGCTCGTGGCGATCGGACTTTTTACCAGTTTTATTCCGCCGAAAGCGATCGATTTGGCCTTGAACTCGACAGCGGCATAATGCGCCGGGTGATTCGTGAACAGGATCGATAGCCATGACAGGGGAAAGGGAGGCTTGACCGGTTCTGGGTATTTCCGGTTAAGATCGGTCAGGTTGATAATAGATTCGCGCTGGCTGGGATAATTGACGACTTGCTGTTCTGTAAGTCCTTGAGGCTGCTGCGGACCCGGAACTTCTGTGATAATGAACGTCTTCTGTCCCAGCATCTGCTCATCGGCGGGGGTTATTTCCTGTCCGAAGCTCTGCACGACAATTTTCTTAACGCTATCGCCCATGCCTGAAGCACTAGGAGTTAGAGCGAGCTGACCTTGATCTTGGCACCCCCCCCTCGACTGCACACCGCTGAATAAGTCAAAGCGATCGCCGTCACCAGATCGTCATGCTCCCCAGAGGGAGCCCCATAAGAGGTAAGGCCGGTCGCCGTCTCGTGCTTTTCATAGGCCAAGAGTTGTTTTTCGAGTTCTACATGATCCGGCCAAGAGAGGTCTTCTTCCTCAAGGCCAATACGCAGGCGGTCCATCATCGCCGCCTTTGGCTGGCTCTTCATTTGTATGCCGACCACGCCGGTCATGCCCTCAGCGCGTAAGGCTTGGGTAATCGGGTCTCCCACCGAGCCGCCGGTCGCGTCAATAAAGCAGATTGGCTTAAAATACTGTTCCCAGATCAGTTTGATCCGACTCTTTTGCTCACCCCAGCCCCCCTGAAATTGTTTCAGGTAGACCAAACCGTTATTGGCTAGGTCAAAAATGGCGACCGCGCTAAAGTCCCGCACCCTTCCTAAGTCCACCCCCATTGCATAGCGGTGTCCCAGAATCGGTTAAGAGTAACCAAAGGCGGGGTTAGAAAATTCCCCGCGTCGGCATTGCGAAATAGCCCACGGCGGGAAGGCTTGGCCGGAAAACTCAAGGAATTGCGCATAAATCTCTTGCGAGACCCACGTCTTGTCCTTGCCACGACACATGGTTTTAATGACTTCGGGATCGAGATAGGGGTTATCGAACGAAGTGTAGCGCCAAGAGCGCCAGTCAGGGTCTTTCAATAAATTCTGTTTTACCGTCACGCCGTTCGTACACATTACGCAACCTACCCCGCCGCAAGTCCTACAAGGCAGCTCGATCGAGTCCTGACCTTTGTTGAACCAGTCATAGAAATGGTTGCGACCTTTAGGACTGCTGCCGAAATTAGCCCAACCGTTGTTATCCATGAGTCCAAATTCGACAATGCTCCAAATATCAGGCGGGAAGTGAGCCGCCTCGTCGATCGTGACTATAATCAAGTCCGCACCGACCGAGCGTAAATTGTCCGGCTCTTCAGAGGTCTTAAACTCTAGCCGAGACCCCCACCGGAACGTAATATCTCTTTCAGTGACTCGATATTTCTTGATATGAGGCTCGTAGAGTCGCAATGCCTCTTCCCAGATCGGACGCAACTGCTTATAGGTCTTCGAGATATACCAGCCAATATAGCCTGGATATTCGTAAAGTTTTAGGAAATCCTCGGCCAACAGACAGGTGCTTTTCCCCCATCTTCGCCCTGCTACGAGCAATTTCCTTTTTTCCTCCGCCTTATGGAAATGCAGTTGGCCCCGGTGAGGCTTGTAATTGAGGGAAACGGAACTCATTTAGGGTGGGGGTGTGTAGAGGTTAAGAATCTCGTAGGTGCGCTCGATCAGTTGATCGGGAACTTGAAAGCTACCCCGCAGCTCGATCTCATAGCGCACCGAGGGGATACCGGCCACATCCCACTCGTAATCGTAAATGCCGTCCTGAACTTTGCGCATCAGCGCATGGCTTACGATCGCTTTCCCCGTATAGTCGCTGATCGTGATATAGAGCTTGTCTTGATCTGGGTTCAGTAATGCACCGTTAGCGTCCTCATCGACGATCACCCACCGTAGACGACTATGGCTGCTCGACAGCAGTTTCTTCTCCGGTCTCGACAATATGTTTGGTCTCACGCGGCTTCGTCTCCCTTTTGCGGTGCTTTAAGGGTTTGCGTTCTACTTGGAAAATGACCGCACCCGGCCCGCTGGTCGCCGCGCTCTCGCTATCCACTGGAATTTCTTTGAGTGCTCGGATCGCCGCCCCTAAGTCTTTCGGCTGAATCGCGCCCGACAGCACTTGCGATAGAAGCATTTTGCCCGCGATGCGCTGTGAGTCTTCAGGACTTAGGTCGTCCTTCTGGAGCAGCGTCTCTATTTCCTCATTCACGGCGGCGACTTTGATCTGCAAGCGCAACTGAAACAACTTTTCTTTCTTGCGTAGCGCCGCCTCTATTTCTTTAGAGAGCCGCTGCTCTTTCTCTTTGTCCGCCGTGGCAATCGCTTCGTTGATCTCTCGCCTCAATGCTTCTATACTCATCGCACCCATAAGACTAGTGGGACCTTTGCTGTTAAGAGCGACAACGGGGGTTGACAGACAAATCAGGGTGGGTGTAAATTGTGGTATCTTTCAACAAAGGCGGTTGAGTGCCACCTATGTTCAGCAAAGCCATTCGAGAGTTGTTGGCCGACCCGTCCGTCCAAGAATCCCCCAACGAACAAGTCCTTGCCTGGGTAGAGACCGTGCAAAATGGTAGGTTAATGCAAACTGTTTTGAATGAATATGCCTACCAGCATAGAGTTATCTCAGAGGCAGACCAAAAGCGGTGTGAAGCGCAAATTCTCGCGGGGGAAAAAGCCAGAGAAAGGATTCTCAAGTCCTTCCTAAAAGTAATCGCCAAGACCGCCGGACAATACGGCAAAGAGTACGGACATGAGGACGACTTGTTCCAGATCGGCGTGCAGGCCACTTATAAAGCGGTAGCTCACTTCAATAAATACAAAGGCAGTTCCTTCATTGCCTATTTGTATGCCTACCTGCAAGACGCCTTTGGCAAGCACAGCCGCCGCTACTGGCGCACCGGCGCTAACAAAGCCAGAGCCATGCTCACCGCCGACCTACCCCTATCAGAAAATAATGAAGAAGAAGTGGACGAAGAACGATTCCCCGACCCGCACCACTTTCGCTCACCCCACTCTGAGGGAAGACAACAATGGCTGCTCGAACAAATGCAAGCCTGGGTGGAGGAGCAGCCGACAGAAGAAAGAGATACGATCGTGCTCGCGTTCGGACTCTATGACGGGATTATGAGAACGAACGGCAATGTCTGCCAAATCCTGCGCAAACCCAAACCCCAAGTGAATCGAATCATTAAAAAAGCCAAGCAAGCGCTGAGAGAAAAGTTCCCTGCTTACTGCTCGGTGAACACCGGCGGACAACGCTCGCAGCGTCCCGTGTCCGGGTCTTTAACTAAGTGGTGAAGCGGACAGATTTGATCCAGGTAGTCAGGCGGTTCGGGTTCTTTGAGGTCGTCTTTCGTGACCCCCATTTGTTTCACTATGTCATGGCGCACCCTACGACCGTCGTAGGCGTCGCAGGCAAAGACGATCAGGTCACCGAGAGAGATTCCGAGCTTACCCGCCTTCTCGATCATTCGGTTCTTTTCGGTGCGGGTGAGCCGCACCCCGATCTCCACCGTGCGTCGTTCAGTGGTCATGGCCAATTTACGCTGGGGTCTGCCAGTGGGTCTACCCCCCGGATCAGCAGGCGGTTTCTTCCACATTGGTCTAGTCCTGGTAGGGGTCAAGCTGCATTTCAATGACGATTTCGTCCATTTTAATGCTCTCTGGATAGTCTATGACTATGATTTTATTGTGTCCGGCCAAGACCCAATTCAACAATTGGTTGGCTAAATGATCCTCACACGCCAACTCAAGGGTGTCATTGGTATGCCAGTTGCTAAAAACAAGCGTGAGCACACATTCGTCCCGATCGCCGCTAAAATCAACCAACCGCAAATGATAGTCGAGCGGCGTCAAGTATTGGCGCAAGGACACCAGAGATTGCACACTGCTATCCTCTGCCAGCACTCTCTTGACCAGACTTAGCACCCGGCCATGATCGGCGGGGTGTAAACGAGAATTATCCTCTTCTTCAACAAGCGGCATGGCGCTAACGAACTCTTGTACCTGTTGCATATTTAATCTGCCTTCCGCCATGTTGTCAGTCGCAATTGTCTTCTTGAACTGTTCCAATGACTCCATAAGATCACCTCATCTAAGAGTAGTCTGTAACTCTCTCACTGTTAGAGTTGACTTGTTCGGGACACTTAGTGTAAAGTAGCACCCTAAATTCAGGCAGTTCTAAGGTCTTTCAGTGAGGATATTTGAGGTTTATGCAGATTGGTAGGCGCTTTTAGTAAAACATGAAATCGCCTACGGCTTAGAAGGCCGTCGCTCTTCCTTTGAGCTACGGGCGCAAGCTTTACGCTCTAGTGTAACGGCTCAGAGAAGCGATGGCAAGCCATAGGTTGCAGGTTCGAGTCCCGCCGTGCAAAGGCCTTGAACTGACCCTAAAAAGAGGGGAAGTCTAAGGTCTTTTATCATGCAGATCACAACGCTGCAAACACTCGCGGACGCGATCGACGCATTCACTCTCTACGCTCGTGTAGAGGGACGACTACCCAAGACGCTAAAAACATATCAACAGGCATTCAGCGATTTTCAAACGTTTATTCACAAAGACACGGCACTGTTAGGGTTGGCGACAGGCGACTTTCGGCGTTGGGTCTCACAACGCCTCGACGAAGGCTACTCGAAAGTCACGATCAACATTCGACTGCGAGTGCTGCATACGCTCTTTCATTGGCTGGTGCGCGAAGGTCACTTAGCTGAAAGTCCCATGCAGCAGATCAAGCCGCTCAAGGTCCCGCGCCAGTATCCGTTCGTGCTCTCGACTGAACAAGTCCGGGCGCTCTTGAAGGCCGTCCCGAAGCATACCTGGACGGGCAAGCGCAACTGGGCCATGCTGCTCACCTTCTTAGACGGTATGCTGCGGCTCTCGGAACTGATTCACTTGGAACTCGCGGACGTGAGTCTACAAGCACGGTCGCTCAGGGTCAGGCATGGTAAGGGGGATAAGGAACGGATCGTATTCATGGGCCGACGCCTGACCCGCGCGCTGCAAGACTGGCTGCATGTGAGAGGTCACCAGCTCGGGGAAGAGTCACTGTTCGTCACCCGAGGGGTTTATCGCCTTGATCAACGCAACATTGGTCGGATCATTGAGCGCTTGGCAAAGGAAGCCCGTATAGAGGGGGTGCGTTGTTCGCCGCACACGCTGCGTCATACTGGCGCGACATTGTTTATTAGGAATGGCGGCGATCCATTTAGCCTGCAACAGCTCTTAGGCCATTCGGATATTAGCACGACCATGGTCTATGTGCATATGGCGGGGACGGCGTTGAGAGAGGCACATGCTAAGGCGAGTCCGGTGGATCGACTGTTGGAAGATTGAAAGTAGAATCTATGAAATTGAACACAAAAGTTCCAGGTCGGCTTTCTGCCCGATTTAGCCTTAGACAATAGTCTCGCCTTATGCTTGTACAATCATGCCCACCGGCTTCGGGCTCGCGGCGGCGGCGATCCCCGTCTATCCGTGAGTGTTCACGCCTAACTGAGTTAGGTCTTGGCCGAGTCGTTCCCTTTGTGTTCAAATTGATAAATTCTCCCCGGTGCCTATCTTCTTAGCCATTGGACTTGACTTCCTCATGTCATTCAAAACATCAATTCCATTCGGTTGAGGACAGGCACAATAATTATCGTACACCACTTGATACATTGCAGCCAAAGCAGACTCTAACTGTTGGTCCAGCTCCATAAAAAGCTGTGCAATTTTACTGATAAGCAATTCCCTGTCATGGGGACAAAGCTCTTCAATAAAAGACTCTTCCCATTCACCTAGCAAGTTAGAGGCTCGCTCTTCGGGAGTCATTTATACCTACCTTCGCGTCAGTTTGTAAATATCCACGTCATTCACGTGCTCGACCAGCTCATACGCCGTATAGCCGATCGCACGCAGGACTTCGGTCACGGTCGCGCTGCCAAAGTGAGCGTCCGCATACGCTTGACTGACCGCAAAATAGACTACCGCTAAATTGTTCGCGGTGCCAACGTGCGTCAAATGATCGTCGCTGCACGAGGATTTAATCAAAAGGCGTCTGATCGAGTCGTAGGAAACGTCGCCACTCTTAGGCTGCAACGTCACAAAGCGGAAAGCCAGCACGACCCGCGCCGCTGGCAGAAATGCACTGGTAAAGTCCGACTGCGTGATCGTGTAACTGCGATCGGTGAGCGTGCCGCAGGCATTCGAGCCTTGATCGCCGGTAAACTCTTGCACCTTGAGGTTATCGCCTGTAATCAGATACCCCTTGACGGGGGTGCCGGATAGCTGGCCGCGTGCAATATAGACACTCACGAATATGGAACAGCCTAACAGAATGACCAAGAGCGCTGCCATTTCCATGCCGAACTTGTTCAAAGATTTCATAAGTCACTTCCTTTCAAATTATACTTTTCTGCCAGGAAACATAATTCTTCGGATCAGAATTATGCTTAACCTCATAACTAAGAATAGCCTCAAAGAACGCTTCTGTTATTCCCGCCTCTTGACAGGCTGGCTCGATAAGTTATACAATGCTGCCGTTACCATAGGAGGTATCTCTCTCATGTTCATACGAGGACTCGCTGTCATTACGGTGTGTGTAAGTGTCGCGTTTCTGTTCGGCTGCACGTCTGGCATCGTGGCTCCAAACACTGGCGATAGGCAGATAGAGCCGGTATTGCTGGCACAGGACAAGCCTAATACTTTCTCACCAGATGACTTTATTGGCCATTGGTCCGGCACTCTTATAAATACAACTTGTTGGTTTGAGATTACAAGATTGATTAAAATAAACAAGAAAAGATTCCAAGCAGTGGGTTCATGTTTCCCGAACATTAACTTAATTCTTCGCAAACGAGAGCTACATGGTGGCATTTTTAGTCAGGGAGAAGGAGCTGGCCTTACCTTCACTATGATAGATCGCAACACCTTGGAAATGACCATAAAATCGGTAATTAGACTACCCATACTAACGAGTATCGGAATCACGCAGGATGGTAATAACCTTAGAATCATAGTCCGCAGTTATATCTTTAATAGAATAATAGAAAATCTTAAATGTTGCTGAGGGAAGAAGCGAGACTGCCTTCTTCCCTCAGACCACCGATACACTTATCGCTTAATGACGATTTTCACAACGCTGGTCTTACCTTCCATGTCTTTCTTGACCGCTAAGTAGACACCGTTGGCAAGACGATCCTGTAACTTAGCCATTGCCTCAGATGTCTGGTCAAGCGCGATCGCCTTACCATGTAAGTCATAGATTGAGACTGACTTGACGCTCTTCTGGAAGATTTGATCGACGATGGCTATGAGTCGAGCCATCTGAGGCGTGACTGTACCGCTCCCACCCGAATTGCTTCTCCTGATGACTACAGCCATATTAACGCCTGCGAGGTCAAGCTGGGTATATGAGTTAATTACTATCGACCCATTCCCTGCAATACTATGACCTGAATCTGTGCCAAAATAGAGTGAATCGTTATTTAATATCTGGACCGTTCCTAGTACACCGAAACCGTCAAGGCGACGATAACGAGCATCTACAGGACCGGATTGGGAAACGCTTGGTTGTTTGTCCCAGTTGAAGTAAATGTTAGATGTATTCAAGGGTTGTTCAGTTGAGGTTCTATTGAAAACTCCCGCCGTATTCGTCGTGGAATCCAAAGTAACCTGCGCACCCCAGCCGCTTGTGCAAATCGTACCACTGTTACGCTTAAAATATGCAGCCTCGTTCACAAGAACAGGCGTCGATATATCGTTTGATATTTTTGTATAGGCCACTATCCATTGACCACTATTACGGCCATTGACGAGCATCGGCTCATCATATTGATAGTTGGCTGTTGGACTAGTAGCCTGGAACACTGACATATTCCCCGTTATATCGGTGAATGTACCACCAAGAGCCAAAAGATCAAATCCATTGTCTGTATTCCCAGCAGTAAGGCCTGCGGCAACCATACAAACATTGTTATCTGAGGCAATTGCAGCCGTAATTTCGGCAGCTTCTTGCCATTGAGTTGATCCACTCCCATCTTTTATGAGCGTAGGAGTTGACCACGTCGCGCCATTATCCTGAGAATAGAGGAAGAAAAAGCCTGTCTTGGGAACACCATTGCTTAGTGTACCATCCCAAGGGGAAACGATCATCGCTGTAGGACTTTCGTTACTTTGTCTTGCAAGCCTAGCACCTCCGCATTGAAAGAAACAATAGCCTCTGAAAGTCACTCCCGTCGGCATTATAGGAGTTGCAATGGCCGTTGGCGCACTATAGGAGAAAGCGCCATTATTGTTCGTGATTCTAACATACACGGCTCCAGTAAGCTCTTGCTGATCCAAGCTACCAAAGAAGTTACAGTTAGGTCCTTGAGATGAGACACCGATAAGGACATGAACATACTCAGTGGTATTATTACCCACTGTATTAGACAAAGAGATTGTAGCTTCTGATCCCCCTGGAGAATATTTTCCATCAAAACCCCTTTTTCTCATACATTGGATATATCCCAGTCCATTGGTTACATGATCATATATCAGCGTGGGAGAAGACCAAGTCGCTCCACTGTCAGAGCTGGTAATGAAGAAGGCTTGAGTTCTTACCCCTTGCGGGTCTGGTGCATACGCTGACATAATAGTGTATACCAAATAAAAACGACTGCTGAACAAGTTGCTGGGTTGAATGTCATTTGAGTAAATGGTGTCGGTAGGATGAGCAGCTATAGTCACAAGAGTCTGTTTGTCAAGCCAACTGGCATAGCCATTCACCGAGATACCGACAGATAGAGCCAAAACCGCCACTAGACAAACGACCGCCGAAACTGCATACTTGGAAATGTGGTTCATGTTACGCGCCTCCCAGCGCGTGATATGTTGAACTGTTGTACCCAGGAGCGCGATCTCTATTCGCGCTCTTGGCTTTTAGGACGACGAACGTGTTGCACGACGAGATTGTTGTTTGTCGCGGGTATCACCTCCCTGATAAAGTGAAAAAGCGGCTGCACGCGAATCACCCTCTGCCAGTGGCAAGCCGAATGCACCAGCGGCCTCTGCTGCTAGTAAAGGGGGTGAATCGTTATGAGCTATGAACAGCTCAAGGCTTACCGCGACGCCATACGTCGTATGGAAGCCGAGTGCAGCCGCCGGTTGCCGGATCTTCGGCCTTTGGGGACGCAACACTCGATCCTCACCTTAGTCTTTCCAGCCAATCCGCCAGCTCTAGCCACTCTTCTTCATAGTCAATCGCTCTTCCCAGACCTCGATCGAATCGAGCTGCTTCACGAATGCTTTGCACTATCACTTCACGATCCCCCTCACTGATAAAACGAGCATGGTTTTTGACTATCTCCATAATCATTCCCGGCATGTAACTCTTCCTCCCCAGCGCGTAGCGCACTGAGCAGATCAGTGAGACACCCAGAGCCTCTTGAGAAATTTGTATCATGGCTCTCCATTATCCCCGCACGCAGAGCACCAGTGCGTTCCCTCGTCGCTGCCTTGAATGCAGGCGACGGGGTGTCCGCAGGGTTGCAGTTCGCGCATCTCAGCACAGTCTGACTCTCTAAGCTTACACAAAACTTCTGCAATAGCCGCTTGAAACCCTTGGTCCCAAGGTTCTGTAGAATTAAATACCGATCTATACCCTTGCAAAGATAGAAGACATGTTTCACGTTCTTCTGCGCGGGTTTGCTCTTCGGCTTCGCAGATGGCTTGACGCACCACGTTTTCGATGTCAGTTCTACCCATCGCAAAACGCTCGATCAGATAGGACGCCTTCTGTGCTCGTTCCTCTGGCGTGAGTTTAAGCATATTCCATTGCCTTTACAGAAACTATCCGCACTTCTACAGGGAGATTGTTCTCTCCCCACCTGCTTCCGAATGCCTGGAACAAAGCATCGTCTACGGTATTTGAGAAGGCTTCCGTCTCGCGCTGATGACCGTCTTGATATTTTATTTTGAGGACGAACTTGTATTTAGTCCTCAAACCAACCGTCGGGGATTCTCGTTTATAATCTGTTACCTTTGGCATAACATTCTGATCCTTTCATTAGGCTGGCGTGCTGGCTGCTGAGTCGCAGGGATAACCCGCGCAAGGCGCTACTCGCCACAGTCAGCTTAAGAGTAGTTTGTGCCAGCCTTTGCATACTCCTCACCACCACAACGCACCATACCACTCAGCGAATAATTGCATCCCGCGCTCCACCCTCTTACCATGCTTCTTCCAGTATTCAGCAGTGTGTTTTTCAAAATCAGCGTGATAGCGAAAAGCAAAAACAATATCATCCAGAATCTTGTGCCATTGCTTTTTTGTCAAGTCTGCCGGGTGTCCGCAAGTTATTTCCCTGTATCGTTCCAGTCTCGGCAGGATCAGGTTGGCCAGCGACCAGTCCAAGCTCCACGTCTCTGAGTCGTCCCAGCCGCGAGTCCGCCGCTGCCAGAAAAACCTTAGCCTACGCTTCAAGAGGTATAAATCCATACTCCTCCTCATTCAATAAATAGCCGCCACGCACTCACTTGTTATTTCCCCAATGAATGACCATAGCTTCCGATAATGCTTTGAGTAAAAGATCAATCGGCACCGCCACGCTCTCCGTCACATAAGTTTCGTTCTGTGCTTCGACCATTCTGAATCCGTCCTTCTTCTGTCTCGCACTTTTTACCCACTCCTCCCGGTGCTTCTGCCACGCTTTACGCAGAGTATGAAACGGCAATAAATAGCACTGCTCGTTAGGCACAAACGCATAGGCGATATAATCACAAGCCAAGTCTTTGGCCACCCACCCAGGAACGCGACGATCCCGGTCACTCCACATTTCTAATAAAATATCAGGCCAGTCTTTTTCTCTAACTTTCTCGTCCACCCAAAGCGTCTTTCCGCTCGCCAATGTCAGCACCCGGTCAATCCCCCCGCGCTGCGCCCACCCGTCCGCTCTCACCGACGCCATACTCAACAACGTGGGGAACGCTTCTTTATAGACGATCCCCCACCACGGCGCGTCCGTATACCGGCCAGAGAAATCTAACGACTCTTGGAAGCGGTGAACCGTCGCAGTAGAGACCGACATAGTTACTTCGCCCCCACTTCGTTGCCCCAGGCCGTCCACCCCGCACGCTCGGTCCTCGCAAAAAGCTCAAGATACTTTTGCCCCGGACACATGCGCTCCATTAGGTCATAAAACTCTTTAGGCTTGCTGCTGTGCGCCCCACGCTTGGCCGTGACTACTGACGCCGGTCGGCGCGCCTCTTCGGGAATTACTGGGTTTCCATGCCTAGCGATCAACAACAATTCGTGCTGCCCGCGCACCCAAAACCCCATGCCGATCTTATCCTTCACCCACACCATGTTCGTCACATACTCGAATCCCCACTTTTCAATAACCTGTAACGCTTCTCTCAGCTTAGGATTGGTCGCCCACAAAAAGAGCACCGCGTCCTCCGCCGCTACCTCTCCCACCTTGAGCGCACAGATCCCCTCCAGACTCATAGTCGGGTATTGGTTCTCAATCTGCCTGCTCTCCGTTGGGCTAAAGTCATACTGCCACGGCGGGTCTGCATAAATCACCGAAAACTTGTCCGCAGGCAGCGCCACTGCCTCCGACCGCCTCTCCCGCCGATTCGTTTCCCTCACCGCCCGACTCAACCTCACCTCTCCCGCCAATACCCTCTCCGCCAACTCCGGGTCTGCCTCCTCCAACGCCAGCGCCCTCTCCACTTTCTTACGCGATACATTTAACGCCTCAGCCACCTGTTGACGAGTATCAGTCTTCTCCTTGTCGCCTACGGGGGGCGACAAGGAGACCTCGCCATGCTTTTTCTCGTTCGCTCTTTCTGACCTGCTCTTCTTCGCCGCCTCTGATAACGGCTTCCTCAGCCTCGCCGCCAATACCGCCCGCTGATCGTCACTCAAATGCCTCCGCACGATCGCCGACCGCAAAATAAACAACACCTGCCCCGCCTCACTCAACTCCACATACCGCACCGGCACCCGCTCTACCCCGGCCGCCTTCGCCCCCTCCCACCTATGCCTCCCGTCTAAAATAACATTCGGCCCCTGCACTACCAGCGGCTCCTGCACCCCGTCTGCCTTAATACTTCCCCAGAGCGCCTTCTGCTCGTCTTCCCTCATCCTCGGTATCATTCCCGCCGCCGGGTGTAAGCTCAGTCCGCTTACCTCTACTAACTCAATCTTCGTATCCATACCTAAGCACTACCGCCAAACTCCTCCCTGTTATTAACCCCACTACCTATAAATGCCCTATCCACGCCTACTCACGTAATTAATTGCGTGTGCACGCTATTCACTCACTATCCCACTAACTCATTCACCCGTACCCCACTACCCCAAAACACCCTCTCTACGCCTCAATCGCTCAATAATGCGCATAGATTCATTGCTGCCTTTTTATGCCTGTTATTTTTTAGCTCGGAACCAGGTCTGCCACACAGAAATTGCATAGAAAGCATGGGGGGGGTCTACGTGACAGCGGACAACTGCGAAAAGAAAAATAGAGCTTGGATTATATTTTCCTTTGACGTTGCGCGACAGAGAAAAAGAAAGCGCAACAAAAGGAGAGACACAACATGAGAGAAGCACTGAGAGAAGCACTAAGAAAGCTGAATGAACCAACATGGCGCGGCGACAACGCCTGGCGGAAGCTGCGGAGCTATCTAATCGACGACCTAAGCGATCTGCCCTGGAAGATCAAGCAAGCGCTAAAGCGAAACTAAAACACTAAGCGTAGGGACAAGCCCCCCTCTGGCGTGCAAGGCGCTAGGCGCTATCAGACGTTGCGCGAGAAAGCGACAAGCACTAACAGCAAAGCGCAATCTCGCAAGGCGTAGCCAAGGACTCTTCAAGGGCTGCTGGCACACAGCACGGCCACAGAGAGTACCAGCAAGCGATCTAAGCCAAGAGCGCTGAGAACGTGCAACCTCAATGCTCAAAGGCAAAGGAAGCCGTCCAAGCGCGGCGACAACGCGCTCTAACTGTTAGGGAAAGAAGCGTGAATGACTTAACAGCTTAGCGGGAATCAGCACGATACGCGATTAGAGCACAGACGCGAAGAGCTATTCTGCATTGGGAACAGGATGTCTACGAGCTTCACGCTGAGCGGCAAAGCACGTACCACAATAACCACCCTGCATAGCAATCAGGGATTGAACCCCACAATGCTTGCATGTGTAGGAACGTGCTGGCTGTTGTGTAACAGATTCTTGTTGCACAACACTTTGTTGCACAACAGACTTAACTTGTTGTGTAACTGCTTGTTGTGTAACAGGCTTTTCCACAACAGGCTGTTGTGTAACAACCTCTTGTTGTGTAACTGAATCTTGTTGTGCAACAGACTCAGCCTGTAGATAGCGATGCTTGACCTTACCGTCAGCGTCCCTATAGCCTTCGACCAGATACTCGTAAACTTTCCCGTTCCGTTTCACTTTGCGAATAAATGCCATAACACTATAACAACTAGGATTTACACAACAACGCAAAATGTGGTGCAACTGGCATAACCCTTCGCGGCGCTGTGCACACCCGAAAAGACATAGCGCAAGCAGCGCCACTGCATATATACGCATGTATGCAGGGTGCCAAAAAACATGTATGGCAACATGCGTTTGGCACTATGCGAGCTTGATTTTGCAGAGGCGTTTAATGCAGGCATGTAAAGGCTGCAATGAGCGTTGAGAGCGATCTTGAGCGTTTGGCGCTGCTTGCGCACAGAATTAACGAATTGGCACGTAACGACGAGAAGCGTTGATAGAAATACAGAAACAAGGAAGTGACTATCAATGAGCGTAGCTGAGCGTTTGGACGGTGTTGGGAGTCAGTCTCATTTGAAAGCGATAGCGTATAGGACGGCGAAAGAGTCAGGAAAGAGCGTCAAGGGTGAAATGATAGCGCGGATTAGGTGGGCATGTATCAAGAGCACATTGAAGAAAGAAGAACAGCATGGGTGAATATCTGATAGCGCTTAGCGTGTTTTGGGTGATGTTCTTACTACTAAGGTCTCTGACAAAGGAGGTCTTGAAATGACGATTGTAACGAGTATAAGACAGAACGATTTGGAGAAGGAATATCTGATTGAGGTCACGGAGAATCCATACAGGCGCTATGTGCGATTAGAGCGCGGTTTGGGGAAGTTGAGGCGTAGGGGTGCGACGATCAAGCGAACAGGGAAGGGGAATGAGGTATTGGTCGTTTTGCCTTGCAGCAAATTCAAGGGAACGCAAACAGATTTGCAAGATTTTTTCGAGAAAGCATAAAAAGGGGGAATACAAAATGGATAGAGTGACGAAAGAGCAGATAGACGAGCTGGAGAGCGAAGCGACTGAATTAGAGAGCAAAATAAACTTGTGGAACTCAAAACAAGATCGCAGCGTTCAACTGGAAGACGATGGGACGATGGATACGGTAGTGAAAGTCTCAATTGAAGACGATACAGAGACTTTTCGCTTTGATTCATTGAGTCTGATCGAAGATTTGCCAGATGATACGCCGGAGAGCCTTGTGGATGATCTGAGAGTCTATCGTGCGATGATGCAAACTATTGAAGAGTTTGAGACAAGGGAGCCAGCATGAATCCCTATCGGAACAAAAGAGGATTTGCTAACGATCCTGACCCGGTTAAAACATTTTGGTCAAGGGTAGACAAGTCTGGTTCGTGTTGGATATGGAAGGGAGCAAGAACGGGACCGCATAGGGAATACGGCCAATTTGCTATAAAAGGGAGAGGAAAGCGGGCGCACAGACTTGTCTGGGAATGGTTACACGGACCAATCCCAGAGGGGTTGCACGTCTGCCATCGCTGCGACAACGGTCTTTGCGTAAATCCAGATCATTTATTTTTAGGGATTGCCAAAGACAATCAAAGGGATTCGCTAAACAAAGGGAGACATCAAAGTCTAAAGCAAAAAGGGGAGAAAGGCCCCAACGCTAAATTAACACAAAGTCAAGCCGATCAAATCCGTTGGCTTTATCAGCAAGGGAATATCTCCCAGGCTGAATTGTCAAACAATTTCGGGGTAGATCAGGCCGCTATCAGTAGAATCATCCACAACAAAAGTTATATTCAGGAGCAAAAATTATGAATTCAAACGAAAAAGGCGTGAGCAGATTGAGCTATGCAGCGAAGATTGCACGTCAAATCATAATCCCTTCGACGGGTAAGGGATCATTGAGATTTCCGATCAATCCGAGACCGTCGCCGGTCACAAGCGGACGGGACGTTACTGAGCGCACAGCCGTCAACATAGGTCAGAACTTTTTCAAGAGCGATCTGACCGGCACGCGAGCATGTAAGGCGATCGAGCGTGAGAAGGACAAGAGACAGGCTTTTAGGCCGAGCAATCGGCAACGGCGACGAGCGCAAAGGCACTGGCAAACGTTCAATAAGTGCAAGGGGTGAATTTATGAGGCAGGCATGGCATACGATTCAACCTAAAGATCGTGAACGTATTCGATGCAGTCGCTGCCGTGAGACAAGCGCAAAATACTGTCAGCATTGGTATTGGGACACTGGCGCACAAAAAGGTGTCAGTTTCTTTTATCTTTGCGAACGATGCGCTTACGATCAAGTGACTACCCAAAAGCAACAACACCACTACTCGACACTAAGTCACGTCTAACCGTTAGACCCGCATAACAAGACCCGGTTCAACGGGTCTATTTTCTTTAGGAGGTTTCAAAATGCAGTGCGCCACCTATCCAAAAAGTTTCTTTGCTGAGCTGAAGAAAAAGACACCCGCCAAAGCCTTAAAAGAATTTAAGGCTATTGTGCTTGACGACGGTGCGATCATACCCTCTCTACTCATTAGCAAGTATCAAGCTCTGTTTTCCGATTCAGTGCACTCTGTAGAGCTTGACTACAGCGCCCTCGATCAAGCCAAAGTCATGGCGACGCCAAAGGGATACGGGATCGAGGCAAAATTCACGCTCTCGGTAGGGAATTGCAAGCCCGATAACATGCCTTTTATCGCATTTGAATCTATCGCTGACTATATCGCCAAAGCCAAGAGCGTCAGCGCGCTCAACAAAGAGCAAAAGCACATACGCAACCTTGCCAAAATCCAAGAGAAAATAGAGCACGAGCGAGCAGTCATAGTTGATTACGAAAACAAACTCAAAGAGATTGAACGAGTGAAAGCCATGTCGCCGAACTTACAGCGCTTGCGCCGCGCTGAAGCAAAGTGGTATGGTCTCTTGTTTGCACTGAAAGAAATCACTTTAGTTTTGGGGAAAGCGCAAGAGGATCGAAAGATTGCAGTTGATCTTGCAAGCTCGTTACGTCCACGCTTGCCCGAAAGCATTATTGCATTAGCGACCGAAGCGCAAGAAACACCCAGCGCACACTGCAAAAAGCGAATGCGTTTGGCGTTAAAGTTCTACGATCAAGCGACTCAGTTTTATCAAGTGCAAATGGGACGCTATGTAGACCTAAGAGACTACTCAAGCGTGCCTGATAGCAAACTAGGCGCGACCTTTGCTCGCGCCACCAAACCCGATAACAATAGCGAGTCTTGGTTTTTCATATGGGGTCAAGTCGGCAGATTAGAAAGAGCAGTCTGTTATGACTACACGCACAAGTCTTTAAGCGCTTTGGCGCGTTGCGTCGCTATTCTGAATAGTGAAACCCAAACCCGCGTCAGTCTCACCAAAGCCAAGACTGACTTAACGATAGCTGAACAAAACATGAAAATCCTACAAGGGGGTAAGTCGTGAGGGTACTATACGTTTTTGACAATGGCGGCGTTACAGTAGACCGATATACGCTGATTACCAACCAAAAAGCTGGGGGTTACTGGCTAGGACTGACGCTTAGCCAAAACTGCGACTCGCCACAAGGAGTAAGTAATTGGGTGCCATGCGAATTAGGCGGCCATTTAGGTAAGGGAATAACGTTTTCACAGTTGCCAAAAAAAGTCCAAGATCATGCGTTGCTCAGAATTTCCTAAAAACACAAAGGAGGCCATACCATGAACACAAAGTTTACACCAGGACCGTGGGAATATGACTCAAGCGGCAAGTATTACAAACCGTGCATCAGAACGAACGGGGTAGTGATCGCTCTACTCTATCGACAAACTACCGTGACGCCAGAAGAGTATGAGGCAAACAACCATTTACTAGCTGCCGCGCCGGAGTTATTAGTAGCTCTCAAAGAATTATGCACGCTACCCAACAAACACAGGCCCGACAAAGTGTGGGAGCAGGCAAAAACCGCAATAGCCAAGGCAGAAGGGAGTTTATGATCCTCTATAAACTCAGCGCCAAGATCAAGTTTTGCGAGTCCGTGCAAGAAGAGCTTTTGGGTAAGTGGCCAGACTGGGAAGAAGGAGACCTAGACAAGTTTGACGCCTATCTCACGGCGGCGCGATGCCTTGAAGCGACCTTCTTGCAGATCGTAGAAATCGGCATGAGAGAACAACAGTTAGCAGACGCCTATGTAGGCACATTCTAGAGAAGGGAAGTTATGAAGTTTGAAATAAATTCTTGGCTCACTGGCAAAATTCTTTTCAGTTTTGAAACCGAAACGATCAAATTGGCAGTCGAGGCGGCGGTCAAACAACGCGCTTATCTGCGAGACGCTTATCTGCGAGACGTTAATCTGCAAGACGCTGATCTGCAACGCGCTTATCTGCGAGACGTTAATCTGCAAGACGCTGATCTGCAACGCGCTTATCTGCAAGGCGCTAATCTGCAAGGCGCGAAAAACTTGAACAAGTATGCAGTTACGCCATTACTCATTTTGCTCGATCAGCCCGGCAAGATAAGAGTTTACAAGCTCGTAAAAGAAAACGGTGAAGGACCATTTAATGGAGAAGTTGTTTACAAAAAAGGCAAGACAATCTCAGTAAAGGACATCGACAAAGATGAGTTTGTGCAATGCGGCAAAGGGATTAATGTCGCAACGCTCGACTGGTGTATCAAAGAATGGAAAGAAGGTTATCGCATTCTGATTGTAGAGTTTACGGCAAAGGATATTGCTTGCATACCTGTTGCAACTGACGGGAAATTCAGACTAATCAAGTGCCGCGTCATAGGAGAGAAAGACCTGCGTGAGATAGGCTTAATAAAGGAGGAAAGTCATGTTCAAAGTCAGTCTTGATTCAGAATTATACGACTACGAGGAGTTCACTTATGATTCGCTAGAAGAAGCGATTGAAGGACTGAAACGTCTCGCCAAAGCGTCAATCAAAAGGTTCAAACAAGATCACGAAGAGCGAGAGATTACGCTGTATATCGACTAGAATAGGGAGGACGAACTATGACCGTGCGAGAAGTCTTTGAAAAGTACAAACACTTAGATAAGCTCTTATCGGATAATAGGACCGTAGATGAATTCTCTATGCAAAGTCTTATTTTGTTCGACCTCTGGCAAGCGGTAAAGAAAGAATGTCAAGAGAAGACCGACGAGGAGGAAGGGATATAAATATGCTTAATGCTTACCAGCAAATTATTTTGCTGCTGATACTCGCGCTCTTGATAGCGCTCGGTATCCCAGTAAGATACGCCGTCACAAGTCCACCGCCGACCTATGGCGATCCTGTGATTGTCGAGAGCCTACAGTTCCAAACGATCGCTGACTACCCACCCCAGGCCGTCGTGCATGGCTTTGTTTATGTGACCCGTTATTGCTACCAGCTCGACCTTGTAGTTGGCCTTTATGACAGTTACAGTTACGAAGTGAGCCGTGTAGTTTTTACGTCGTTCGACCGAGCACCGGGAGCGTTCAGTTTCATTGCGAACGGACCGCCTGCGTGGAGTGCGATTCGTGCTCAGTTAGTTTACGCAGTTTGTCAGTAAGCGAAAGGAGAACAATGGCAATACAAATTCTGCTACCGGACGGCACAAATATCGTAGAAGTGCTGCGAGACATTGCTGGCGTGTTACCCGCCAGTATCACGATAGAGACAACGGCGAAAGGCATGGCAATGCCCAAGGTCTCGCTTTACGGTACAAACTTAGAAGAGTGTGAACGCAAAGCGCGAGAGACTTATTTGCGCTTGCGCAGCGATCTGAACGCAGAGGTGAAAACCCATGTCAGCGAAAATTGAGCCGTGGAAAAAAGCGCTCGCGCTCTGCGATCAAGAAGGTGAACCATGAAAACACTATCCTACGCGGCAGAAGTTGTAATCGGTGGGATCGCTACGATCGGTCTGACGCTATGGGTATTATCCATTCTGATCGAATCGTTCCTAAAAGCCAAGCACCATTCTACCCAAGCGCACCATTTCTGGCGCGAAACCGTTCACGGCAAAGGCCCGTCGCATAAGTAAGCACTCTAACAGTTAGAACATAACCTCCAGTCACACAGGGATTTCCCCTCTAACCAGAGGTTTTGCCCTGTGTAGAAGCCGGTGGGGTTTACCCATTTTTCCCCACCGGCCTTTCCCTTTTCGCTCTAACAGTTAGAGCGCTGAAGGCTACTCTCTTTTTGAGAAAGGAGCCAAAATGACTATCCATGTCGAGATTACGCAGGAAGACATTGAGCGCTGTCAGCCCGGCAGCCAAGTCACGCCATTAACACTGGCAGTCCGGCGCGAGTTATTAAACCAGCATATCTCTACCGAGCACTTTTATGTCGGCGCAGCCTGCGCTTATGTCCAGAGCTGGCCGTATGAGTTGCCACAGTGCGCAGTGGATTGGATCAGAGCGTGGGATCGAGGGGAGCTGGTCGCGCCGCTCGCGTTTGAGTTGAGATTGGAAAGGGTGAATGGACGTGGCAAGAAAGAAGTACCGGCGACGCAGAACAGATCGTAGCGAATGGAACCTCATGGCTGCCAAGCGTGCAATGAATATGATTACCTTTGAAACAATAAATGAAAAGTGGAAATCCCTGTACAACAGCGACTACAACGTTCTTTCCGAAGAAACAATACCCGACCAGCACGAGATCGACATGCGCAAATTGGAACGGAAAAGAGAAGTCATTCTGTGGCTCTTGCAAGAAACCGAACTCTTGGATCGAGAAAGGAAAGTGCTCGAACTACGTTACGGTTTTCGTATCTGCAAAGGCCAATGGATCGAGACAGAACGCTTGACCCTGGAAAAACTCGGTCAACGTTTGCAAGTGACCAGAGAAGCGGTCAGGCAAATTCAAAACAGAGCAATCAATAAACTAAGGAGGACCTATGCCGCACGCCAACAGTGCTCACCAGAAGAAACGTCTGCAAAATCCAGAATATCTGGAGTTTCTGAGAACGGTCGGGAAGAACGGCGGTCACAAAACCGGCAAGAAATTCAAAGTAATTTTACCCGCATGGTATCTCAAAGAAAGGAAGGCGAAACAGCATGAACATTTTGGAAGTTAAAGCAATGAAAGAAAAGCAGCAGATCGTCCCGGCGCTCGTCGCTACGATCAAGTCCGCCGAACCCAAAACACAAGAGACTGGCGACAAAGGCCCTTACACACGCCAGCGCTTTGTCCTGCAAGATAACACCGGCGACATAAAAGTCACCGCGTTTGGCCGCGCCGAGGACTTCGCTGCGTTCGTAGGGACACAGATCAGAGTAGGAGCGGCACAAACCAAGAATGGCTGGGGAGGCTGCCAACGAACTGAGTATCACGGTCCGCAAATCACCCTGCGCGACAATGGACTGGTTGAGATTATCCCCGACGCCAATGGCAGCGCAGCGCTGCCGCCAAGTGCGGCGGCGGCGAACGGCAGCCAAGCCAAAGACTTCGGCCCCAGGTGGCATTACAACGACGGCCCGGTGCGCACCCATGCCGAGAGCGTTAAGTTCATGCTCGACGCCTATCGTGCGATCATGGACATGCAAGGTATCCCCAGCGATCAAGTTCATGGTATCACCGAGAGCGAAGCCTCGCTGATCAGTACCATGTTGATCGCATACTTTTCTGGCAAAATTCAGGGGTGAGTTATGCCTAGACGCAAGCGAGAGCCGGTGATCACGCTGGCCCAAGTGATTGAGACACTTGGGTCAGACGTGCAGATCGCACAAAAATGGTGCGGCGTGAACTATCACAGACGCAAAAATATGTGGGAATCACGCACACGATTCAAAGCAGGTTACGTCCACGGCGGCTATTATCCAAGCGAGGTCGAGGCCGCGCTCGTACATGACTTGTGCGTGCTCATGTATCGCAAAGATATACGAGCTTTCCGACGTTACCTGAATTTCAATCCACCGCTTCCCTCAGTGACCAACTTGACCCAATTCGATTTGGTCGCCAAACATTTGCAGGAAATGGAAGAGAAATATAAACGCTACCAGGATCAAATCGGCGTGCTTTTGCTCAGTAACCATATCCTTGAAATCAAGGATATTGCAGAACTGATATTAAAATAGCGTTTGGACGCCAAACTATAGGCGGCTGTGGGGACGCCAAATTTCGGAGAGCCGCTGGTAGGTAAGTACGCCAAATTAACCCTGCAAAATGCTACATTCACATACAATCAGCCACACGGCGTCAACGACTATCACCCCCGTAACAGGCGACCGTCTCATACCTAGTCTATGGGTATGAGAGTTCATAACTCACAACTAAGAAATTAAAAATAACCGCCGAAACCTGACCTCTGAACTCTCATTCAGAAATCGCCGGGGACGGCCCCAAAACCGCCCCGGCGACGGCGGTTACTTTTAGGAAAGGGAAAGTATGTCTGCTGAAAGTATGCTTCACGAAATTTTTGAGAAGTATTGGATGACAGATGACGAAGGGAAATGGAAATTCCAAGTCATCCAGTTGACGAAAGATGCTTACATCAGCAAAGCATTCAAGAACGCCGGATTGTTAAAGATTGTTGGCACTCATCAATCTGGAGCTAGGCTTGTCTGCTGGTCAAGAAGCCAATATCAAGAATTATGCAGGCATGTAGAATTGTTGAAAAAACACAGTATTCACAACCCGTCAGCATTTGAAAAGAACATACACCCAGAAGACAAAAATATCTACAACTCGTATTTAGAAAACCTAGCTAGAGTTGCGAAAGAAAAACAGCAAGAAGAAAGAAAAAATCAAGACACATTTCTTCTGTCAGCACAAACAAAATGCTCTCAATCGGATTTTACAAAACAAGAATTGCTTGTGCTGAGCATATTCAAACATCATTTGCAAGAATTATTTCAGCAGAACAAACTTTCGTTCAACCAACTGGCATTCAAGTTGAAAATCAGTCCCCGAAGGGCTCAAGAATTATATGCTTCATGCCTGAGAAAGGGTGGCTTGATTGTCAGGGTTGATTTAGAATCCGGCGCAAATTTGCTTGAAGGCATAAATCAGGCACTAGAAATTCCAGAGATTCAGGAATCCAGCAGGATTAAACAGGTCGTCCCTTCTCAGCCAGCGCAAAAACTTTTTCACTATCTTAGCGAAAACTATATCTATGTGTTTCCAGAATTAACACCAGCTTCTTTCATGGATTTTGATTCAGTCAAAGACGCGCTAGATGAAACCGGACGGAAAAGATTTTTCATGTTGAGATATGACTTCGTTTGTTGCGATGAGGATTTTCAACCAAACTTCATTCTGGAATATAACGGATCACACCATTGGACAAGCGAGGGCAACGACAGCGACAAACGAAAACTCAAAAGATTCCTTGCAGACTATTTCGGTATTCCCATGAGAGAAATAAACAGTATCAAACAACTGCAAGATTTCATAGGAGATGAACAGCATGAACCCACTTACCAAGATTAGAGATCGCAGAGACAAAGCTACCTGCTGGCAAGAGAAACAGGCATTACGCAGGATGAGAGATCACTTCAAAGGTAATTTGCTGGTGAATGTCCGATCGCTCTATCTAGCCCTGACTGAATGGGCAAGCGATCACTATAGCGATGCCATCAGGCCCAGCGGTGGTTTAGAAGTTATATATAAATACAGTGGCTTGAACAAGAATAGCCTGCCGCGAGCCAGGGATGCCCTTTTACAACTTGGATTGATTGAATGGCATGAAATCAGAGAGGCTCAAGGATATAGAATGGCCCACGAACTCTTGCTACTCAATTGCCCAGATCGCACCCAGCCGCTCATAAGCATACCCGCAGAAGGCTTTAAGCCCAAGCTAATTACCATGAATCCAACGAACTATTCGCACGATGTCGATAAAGACGCAACCGAAGAAGGAAAATCCCTAACTCCCGAATCCCTAAGTAGGGAATCCCTACTTCCCGAATCGGGAATACACTACAGAAGTAAAGAAGGGATAAAGACAGAAGATACACAAAGGATAAATACAGAAGAAAAGTCAACACCTTCGCCTGCGCTTTCGCTCGGCGAGGGGTTTGACCCAGAAATTCATTCACCCCCCCCAACTGCAAACGGCCAGACCCAAGTCAACTCACCCCAAGAGAAAGCGTCGTTGCCGGAAATGACCTCGCAGGAATTTATTGGGCGCGGCATTCAGGGATATGAACGCATTCGCGGGGTGCGGTTGGCTGCGTCAGAGCGTAGTCGGTTGGGTCGGGACTTTAAGCTGCTCTACCGCGAGCAACGCACGCTGGAACAAGTGATCGGACTCATGGAATGGTTAGAGAAAGAATCGGGCTGGCCGGAGTGGTCGAGCCATACCCTCGTCAGTAAGATCGCGGATTTCGTCGCAGGCCGACTTCAGGCGCGAAAGAAAATGACGACAAAGAAAGACCCCTTGCAAGTGAATGCAGACCCCAAAAACTATGATTTCGAGAAAGCATGGCCTATTCTGGCGGCTCGCCAGAAAAAGGAGGTGTCAGCGAATGGCAAGGGCTGAGGAACTGGCGGATCAGGGCTGGGAACCTACGGAAGAAATAAAGCGGTGTCCCGCCTGCGGAGCGGAGGGCAAAATCTGGTCTTTTCGTTTGGGGCCTTCCACATTCAAATCGGCAGACTTTCCGTGTATATGCCTGGACCACGAAGAGGATATTGTGGAGCGCAAGCGGAAAGACGAACTGGCGCAAATGTATGAGCGATCTTTAGAAAAGCAGGTGAGCGTGGACTTATGGGACAAAGCGAATTTTGAGACTTTCCAAGTGAGTCCGTTCAACCAGAACGTATTCGATCGCTGCAAAATTTACAATGCACATAGAACGAACGAGCCAAGATCAATGCTGGTCATAGGAAACACCGGCACTGGGAAGACTCGGCTTGTTTTAGCCTCGGCCAGAAAAGAGGTGCGTCGCCTTGGAATATCTGCAAGATTCTTGCCTTTAGACCTGTATTTCGTCCATATGTTTGGGCACAAAAACAGAGAAAGGCTGGACTATGAATATGAAATGAAAACAGTTCCATTTCTGATCTTGGACGAGCTTGAGATTCCACAGAAATCGTTCGATCGGGAGCTTATGGAATCCTGGCTTCGCCGACTGTTGGAGCATCGTCTGGGAAATAAGTTACCTACTCTGATGACCCTGAATGCAGTGAGTCAGGACGAATGCAAACAGAAACTGGGCGAGAAAATAAATTCAAGAGTCTTTAACCGGGAATTGTGCGAAGTGTTGCAAATACAACCGCATGAGCGCGATGACTTTCGTTTATATGGCGCAGTTTCCGCAGAGTAAGCGTGCTTACTTTTGGAAACCTCAACTATGCGTATAAAATATCTCTGGGCAGCCAAGGTGGTGAGAGACAAACTAAACCTAGAGGACTTGTTTTATAAAATTGGGCGTCCCCTCATTACAAACCGAACCTACGGAGAAAGGTAGCTGATATGTATTGTGACGATCGCGGTGACTTGATTATCACGCGCAATGAGTTCATGGCGCTGTGGGGAAAACCGGGACTCGCTCTCTTTGGCGATCGCGGGGTCTACAGCGTGAAATCCTGCTTAGGCCAAATCAGTGACGAAAACCGCTGCGTGCTTTGCCTCGCGGTGATCGTCGGGGATAAAAAGCGTTTCTGTTCGCCAGACTGCACCAACGTCTACAACAACAAAACGAACCTGACCGAACTCTCTCTCGATATTTCTCTGACCTACAAGCAATTATTGAGTCTCTGGGACGTGAGCCACAGGTCGCATTCTACATTGTGGGTCGCGCTAATGACCGTTCTCGAAGACAGCTTTTCGATCAAACGAGAACAGGTCGGCTCGAAAGCATAAAAACAGAAACTCCCCTCAAGCCTATACTTGGTTGAGTGCCTTACACAGGCCGAGGGGAGACACCCATGCTGAGCGTGCGAGACCACTGTAGACGATTCGATTCATTCAAGGCAAATATCCCCCAAAGGAGATTTCAATGCCAGAGATTTACGAGTTAGGGTTTTTCACACAACTGCCGACGCATAAGCAAACGGTGCTCATGCAAGGTTGGGCGGAAATTAAAAACATGCGCAATAAATTATTGGAAGATTTCGTGCGGATCGGCGGCAGCCTGAAGCTGATCCGTGAGGTAATCGGCAACTCTTCGCAGTATGAACTCTTTACCGAGAAGGCGCTCGGTATGTCGCTACGCATGGCCGAGCGCTATGAGCAAATCCACACGAAATATGCGGATAGCTTTCAAGACCTTGCCAAGATTCCCAACGTGCCAATGGGTGTCTATCTCGAACTGGCGCGACCCGAATTTCCCGAAGAAGCAAAGCAAAAACTGCTTGCCGGTTCAGAGGTTGAGGTTGAAGGCAAGGCAGTAGGAATCGATACCGTGACCCTGAAACAACTGGAAGACTATCGCAAGAAGAATGAACAGTTGACTGACAGTTTGAAGCGCTTGCAAAAAGAATTGAAAGAGGCGAATGGCGCAAAGCAGGCCAATCAGGCCAAGCAGGCGGAACCCGACAAACTCACCGAGCTTCAAGCCACCGTGAAAAACCAAAAAGGCGAGATCGAAGAGCTGAGTGAAAAGCTCGAAGTCTTTGAGTCGCAGAAAGAAAAACACCAAGAGCGTATCGGTCTGCTCTTTGCCATATCGACAGGTTTCAAGAGCGTGGACTCCCAACTCCAACAGTTAGACTCGCTCTTGCATAATTTTAGGAAAATCG